GAAGTCGATTTTCATGTATCCCCCTACGAATTGGCCACGAACGCCGGGCGCCCCTGGCCTGTGAAAGTGACAGCCTCTTTGACGACATCGCCCACCGGGGCATTGACCGACATGCCCGTCACGGATGCCCAACAGATCCAGTGGTCCCCGGAAGCGTCGGCGTCCGGGTCGTAGTTGAACAACTTGACCAAGAAATACTCATCCCCGGACCCGGCTTCGGTGATTGCTTCGAGCCCCATCCTTGAGCCGATCAGGTACGCCTCGAACTGCCCGGAGAACCCGGCCTGGCCCGCCACGCCTTCCTTCCACGCCTGGCCCATCCGGGAAGCGTCCGCCATGTCGAGGGTGAAATCAAGCGACCAGCCGAAGGCGTAGGCCACGATTTCCAGCGCCGCCGCCGGGATGTACCCGAGATTGCCGTCCACGTCCACGGCTCCAACATTGGCCGTAAAGATCGCCGTGCCATTGGCGTAGCATGTCTGGAGTACCGTTGCCCCACCTGCGTCAGTGAACGTCGGCGGGTTGTTCGGGTCGAGTATCCGCATGAGCGCATCGGTGATTTGGGCCGTCGCGCTGGACTCCGTGCAAGGCTCGTCTTTGAGATTGCCTGCCGCCCATGCGTCGCCATCCGTGTGCCCGGTCGTGGCTGCAAAAAGGATCGTCTGGCTATCCGACAGGGTCTGGGCCGCGCCGGTAATAGCGACGGTCTCCGTGTACGCGCCACCATTCACGCGCCATTTGAACGTGTCGGGCACGGCCTCGCCGTCAATCTCGACCTCAAAATATGCCGAGTCGGCACCGGCGTATGCCGTGCCCCAGGTGATATCGTTTAGGCCGATACCAACGAAACCGTTAGGGCGCCGCCGGTAGACCGCCGCGAGGCGGCCATGTGTCGGTACTGCTGGGGATGCCATGGCCTAACCTCCTTACGAGATCGAACTGCTAGCCGTCAATGCGCCGTCGCCCTGAAAAGTCGCTGTGAAGCCGACCTTGTCGCCGACGGGCGCGGAAACACTGAAGCCGGTGATGAAAATATTTCCATAGAGTCCGTTGGCGGACGAGTCGAGCATGAACTCCATGTCCGTCAACTTCGTCCCGGGGGCCGCGGTGATGAGGTTATTCACGAGGGCAATCTGTTCCGTGTTTCCCATGACTAGGTGACCGGAAAGCTGGCCGGACCATCCCGCTTGCCCGGCGATACCTTCGTGCCACGCCTGCCCCTGCCGCGACGTGTCGGCCATGTCCAATGTCGTGTCGATGCTCCAGCCGTCGGTGAAGTCTATGGCCGTGCCATTTTTGTACGTCCTGGCCAGCCGTCCGTGAAAAGGTGCGGTATTGTAAGCCATTGGTTATACCTCCGTTTTCGTCGTTTTCGGTTTAGTGGGCCGTACCCGTTCGCCGGTGCGCTCGGGGGGGGAAACGTACTCGTAGATGATCACGCCGTCCAGGTCGAGCACTTCAGTTCGGGCCTCGTGGCAATCCATGCAGCCCGCTTGCACGTTCACCTTGAGATTTCGGAGGCACCCGGTTTTCCGGTTGCACACGATCCTGATTATTCCTCGGTATGGTTTCATGGTGCCTCCTATGCCCAGGTGTCGCCGCCCTGGTAGTAGTCCGCGCACGCAGTGACGGTCATCGTGGCCATGAAAAACGGGAAGAACTCCACCGTGTCGTACTCGGTGAGTAATTCCTCGGCCGTCAGTGATTGCGCCGCAATGACTGCAACCATTGCCGTTTCAACAAGCTTCCGGAATGCCTCGATATTCTGAATCCCGGTCAGTTCCACCACTCGCGCTTTGCCGGATACTGTCCGGGTAGTAGCGTCCACGATCCCGCAGGTCATGCCTATTACATGGTCTTCCTTCTCAGCCGAAAAGCCCATGCCCTTTGAAATCGGGAAAACATGCACAAGCGGATAGGCGTCTGAATCGGGTGGTTTGCGCGTATCCACGCCAACATAGACATTGTGGGCCTGCGAATAATTCGTCACACACCAGGCCGACGTGGCGGTATCGTCGTGGATGCCGTCCCGCACCGCCGTCAGTAGGGTGATCATGTTCATATCCGCTCACCCTTCATCTTCCGCTCGTAATTGGATTCGATCCGCCGCAAGGCCCCTGGGCCATGCATCCGCCAGAACGGGGCGATGACCGGGCGGGCCGGGGTGCTGAATTGCTGGGTGGACTTGCGCAAAAAGAAATACCTTGCCGCCCTTTTGTTTCGCCCGCGTTGCATGCTGGCCCCAATTTCCATGAGCCGCGCCCGCAGCTTTTCTGTGACCGGATGCGTGCCCCCCTCCTGGAGTTTATTGGCAATCTTCGTCCAGGACTTCGACATCTTTCCGGATCGGCCCCCGCTTTCAACGTAACCAACCGACATTTGCATGCCGCCGCCCAGCTTCGTCACGGCGTACCGGATCGCCACCGCTGTACGGGACATGGCTTTGCGGTTAGGGCTTGGCTTCTTGGCCCTGGCCCCGCCGGTGACAGAGCGCTTGGCAATTTCGGTAAGCGGTGAAAATGACTTCCCGGCCACGGACCCGGCCCGGACTTCGGATTTCAGTTTCTTCATCAACTGGAAGCCCTCGACCCGCACCGCAGTCTGGCCAGCCTTGACCCTCTGCACGTCCGCCTTTTTCAATTCACCGCGAACCGCCTGGGCGTTGACCCATATCAATTTTGCGCCCTCGATCATATTACCGGCCTCTCATCCCGGAACAGGTCTATCGTCCACATCCCGCCAGCACCCGAAACCACCCGGAGGACGTACCAGGTCACCGAATCAATCACCACCGCGTCACGGTAGGCAGGGGCCGAAACGTCAGACGTGCGCACCCATATCCGCGCCTCTGCGTTCCGGGCCCCCTCCGTGCCTCCGCTTACGTCCGCCAGGTTTTCGCCCCGGTCCACAATCGCCGGGACAGAAGATCCGGCATAGGTCACCGTCTCACCGAAATAATCGGTTGACATGACGGTGGCCAGGTCAGTTGTTTGTGCGTCAGAAAATGCCATGTTCACGCCTCGTTAGGGCATCCACTCCACCACCGTATCGTAGATCGCGATGGTGTCCTGGGCCGCGGCCGTCTTCCAGATCAGTCCGATGTCCGTGGCCGATCCGTCGGTGAAATTGGTCGTGTCGGTCGTAGCGTCGAACTGAGGCACTACGCCGGTCAGGGCCAGTTCGCTGCTGATATTCTGGCCATTTGTGCCGGTACCGGTAATTTGCACCCGCCACACAAAGTCCCCGGTGGATGCAATGGGAATTACCAGCCGTGCGAACGGTGCTCCATCTACTCCGACCGCAACCGACTTCTCCGATACGGTCCCGGTCGCTCCACCGCAATTTCCGCGGGCGGTGATGCGGATGGTCTTGCCCGCCGTCAAAACGCCGCTGGCCACCGCAACCGTATAGCCTTGGCTTGCGCCGCTGGCGGAGGTATGCGTGTAGTCAACCTCGATCACGGCCGGCAACGCTGCCGACCATCCGGTGTCCAGGTCCAGTTCCAGCGTCCCGGCGCCCACGGTAGCCGTCAGGCCAGTATCCGCGTTGAGGGTATAGGGTGCAGGATCAGCACCCGAAGATCCGACGAGAATCTGGCCGTTGGTCATCACGGCGGTCGGTGTAATCGCGTCCGTCCCGGAGCCAAGCAAGATTCCGTGGTTGGTCAACGTGGTCGCACCGGTCCCGCCGACCGCGACGGTTGCCCCACTCACGGACACTTCCAACGTGGTGCCATTGGCCGTGATCGCTATTCCGGTCCCGGCCGTGGGCGTCACGCCAGCCGGATCGCTCCCGGTAGTGCCCATCAATACCTGACCCGTTGTCAACCCAACGGTGGAAACTGCCGCTGTCCCGGACCCGAGCACAATCTCGTGATCCGTAATGCTCGTGACTCCCGTCCCGCCGACCGGCACCGTGGCCCCGGACACGGCAATACCGATTGTGCCCGCGCCTTCCGAAACCGCAATGCCCGTGCCCGCCGAAATATTGGCGAACACCGGGTCATTTCCGGCCGAGCCGACGAGCACCTGGCCGTTGGTGCCAACCGCCAGCACGGTTACGTCACCCGTGCCAGAGCCAACAACGATGCCATGGTCGAGCAATGTCTCAACGCCGGTCCCGCCGTTGGCGACTGACAGGCCTCCCGTGATCGTCGGGCTCGTCAACGTCTTGTTGGTCAACGTCTGTGTGGTCGTCAAACCGCAGAACGTGTCGTTGGCCGACAACGTCGGGATGTCCAGGTAATACGCGCCCTTGGTCCAATTGGTCGCATCCCAATCGTATACCCTCGGGGTATAGATCCCGTACCGGAACTGATCCGGGGTCCCGGCCATCGCAAGCACCGGGACCAACAGGAGGGCCACCCCGAGGAGGATCAAGATTTTCTTCATGTTGCACCTCCTTTTCACGTCTGAGGATTAGCCCCCGTCTACCGGCGCCGTGGTCGCGGCCAGATTCTGCACCACGTTCACGTAATCGCGGGCGCCAACTTCCACGTCCCAGGCAATCCGCGCCTGAAAGGCCACCTGCGAATCGAGGTATGCCTGGGTATCGCTCCCGAGCGTCACATACTCCATCCGCAGTTTCCATTTGCGGACGAACTGACGGGCGAAATCCCCGAGGTACCATGTCCCCGTCGAGAGGTCGTCCAATCTCGGGGACGAAATCACGCGGGCGGGCGGGATCGAGAACATGCCCCGCGGGCCGTAGTTGTTGACCTCGTTCTCGACACCGGGCACAAGCTCGCTGTTCAAGATCTTGAGGGCCGCCCCAAGCAGCGCGTACGGAACCAGCAGAATCACGCGGCTCCACGGGATATTGATCCGGCGCCCGCGCTCGTTGAGCATGGTCGCCAACCGAATACGGGCCGCATCGAGGTCCGAATCGTCCTGGAGCGCGTTGCTGTTGATCCGCGTCCCGGAGGGGGCCCGGACTCCAGGATAGTTGGCCGTGGTGATGTAGAGTTGCGTCCCGGTCCCGGCCGGTCGGTAAACGTACGGAGCCGCCGGACTGGTCCCGCTGCCCGTGTGGTCGGTCACGCGCAGAAGCGTAAGCTCTTCCACGTGCTCGGCCGCGATTTCGCCCAGGGCATTGACCCGGGAAACGATGTTGGGCAGGTCGTTCTCGGCAATGGCTTCCTGCGAGATCGACAACTTCCGCCCGTTCTTGCGGCTGTGGATATGCACGGACTCCTCGGACGTGCCGACCTCGGGGAAGTCCTGCAATTCCTTGACTTCCTCTTGGTCCACGTCCAGGGAATTGAGCTGCGCCATAACCGTCACGCGCTTGTTGTCGTCCATCTCGGTCACGAGGTACTGGCCGATGGTCGGCACCTGGTCGTAGGCGTCGTTGATCCCTGCAATGACCATCGTGCCGGTCATGATGGGGAACGCCGATGCCATGATGGTCCGCATGCCGCCCATGCCGTTTTCCATCGTAACCTTGACGGGTACGTCGGCCAGGGCGTTGTATAGGCCGCGCAGGTCCGTGATGCTACCGAGCCCGAGCTTGCCGGAGTCCACACCGGCCTGAATTTTGCGGATGAACTCCGCGGGCTCGTTTTGCGCCAGCATTCGGATATCTCCCAGGGAGAGCACCCGCTGGCCCGCCGTAACATTGGGCCGGAAAAGCCTTTTCTTTTTCACGTCCATTGTCCGCCTCCTATTTCTGCGGGCTCATGCCCGGTTAGCTTCCGTCGGTCCAGGTGCCGACACGGTGCAGGTTCGTCCATCCCGAGGCGGATTCCGCCACAAGCTGAATGGTGTCACCGG